TGAGCCTTCTTGCATTTCTCTTAATGTTCTTAATATTGCGTATTCACCTGCCATTAGAATATCCCTAGGAATTTTTGTTCTTCTTGTTGTTTAAGTACTCTTTGTTCTTGTCTTAATTTATTTTCCTCAGCCTTTATTCTAGATGTCTCACCTTCATACCATCCTTCTATATCACCCATCTTAGCACCTAGCTGACCAAATAAACCTTCTTGCCCTCTTTTCTGTGAAGCTGAAACACGATCCCACATTTGAGACTTAGATTCCTCTGCTCCAGCAGCAGTCCTGAGACCACTCTTCTGCATTGTTTGTTCATAATTCTTCATTATATCTTCTCGATCCATACCTGTCTTAGCAGACATAGCCTCTAATCCTTGACCAAACTCAGCTTGTGCTAATTGTTGCCTTGATTGCTTAGCTTGACCTAGCTGACCTTTTGTTTTATCGAGCTCACCTAACTGCCTGTTTACTAATCCCTGCTGTATACCAGCAGATTCTCTCTGCATATCAGTAGACTTCAATCCTTGGTATAATGATAAACCAAACATAAGTCCAGTAATAGGATCAAACTGATATTCTCTTTTACCTGTATAAGGATTTATACCACCAGAGCCTCTCTCTTTAACAGCTTCTTCGCCTTTTTCACCAAACGCATCAATCATACTAGCTTCTACAGGATTCACATGAGACATCTCTCCATCTACAAGACGGAACATACTGTCTCCTCCTCTACCTAAAGCAGCTTGTGAAAAGTGGTTATTTGCTATAGAATTATACATTAGTAATAGCCCCCTAACCCTTGAAGTTCATCATAATAACCTTTTCTTCTTTCCTTCCATTGTTCTGTTGTCTCATCATCAAGCTTAGCATAGTCTTCACCCATCATAGTCTTTAACCATGTATTTTGAGATGCCGAATAAGAATACTCGCTACCAACTTCACCAGTTTTATCAGTTTCAGTAGTAGCTAACACAGTCCCGGCTCCTTCTTCAGGCTCACTATAATCCTGACCAAGTATATTAGCATATCCAAGGTCTTCACCAGTTTCTTGTATTGATTGTTCTTGTTTAACAAATTCAGGGGATTCCTTTTTTATACCTTCACTGGTAAGCACAGACGCTGCTCCTTGAGGCTCATCTTGCACATTAGTTTGCACATTTACTGCTTTAGCAAGATTAGTACCTTTATCTGCTAATGACTTTAATGACCCTGCGAATGGATTAACAAACTTTCCACCTTGAAACAGTCCTTTTTCATCCTGCATAAAGTCTAAACCTTTGTACTTGCCTATCTTATCAGGCATATCTATATCTTTTAATGATTGACCAGCCTTACCAATAGCCGTACCAACAGCCCCAGCAACTCCAGTAGCAGCCTTACCTACACCATACGCACCGAGTCCAACAGCCTTACCAGCAACTCCAGTAGCAGCCTTACCTACACCTACTGCAGCCTTACCTACACCTACTGCAGCCTTACCTACACCTACTGCAGCCTTACCTACACCTACTGCAGCCTTGCCTGCTCCATACGCACCAAGTCCAACAGCCCCAGCAACTCCAGCTATACCAGCTCCAATAACACCAGCTGTACCAGCAGCAACAGCCCCAGCTCCTGTTACGGCAGCTTTGCCTATAGACTTAGCTCCTTGACCTGCTTCTGAGAACATTGATGGTTTTGATTCAGGCATTTCAATCCCAGCTTGTTTATATAATGCTTCTCTCTCTTTAGCAGCTTCTTTCTCTTCACGATGTCCTTTTATCATAGAAAGAGCTTCTCCAGCAAATCCTATAGTTTCATTTAGCTTATCTTGTTTATGCTGAGAAAGAATAGACTCAGCGCCTTTTTCAGCTTCTAGACCTTGTTGAGTATACCAACTGCCTGCGTATTTACCGCCAGCTCTACCAGCTGATACATACTTACCATATAAACTACCATTTGCCATTATATATACCTGTAGTTGTACATTACGAATTTACTTCTTCTGACTGCATACCTTCAAGCACTTCGATTGCTCCTTGTATCTTTAAATGGGTAGCTTCTAACTGCTTTAACTGAGCCTTTAGAGCTTCTATTCTCTCTTCAAGAGTTATCTTTTTCTCTTCTTGTTTCTTTGGCATCTTACTTCCTTTGTATTAACAATGTATTACTATACTTGTACCTGTAGCTCCTGTCTGAGGAGTACCAATATTAGCTGATCCACCAGCGCTTCCATTACTACCTGCTGATCCACCTGCTACATCAATAGTGATTCCATCTGGGTCTGTGCCACTTATAACAGTTACACATCCTCCATCACCGCCATTACCACCAGCTCCTTTACCTCCATCAGCTAAGCCAACAGAGCCATCCCTTCCTCCATTCCCTCCAGCTCCACCTTTCGCTTCTAATTCTAAATTACTTTGAGTACCTGATATAAACTTTGCACATAACATAACATGACCTCCTGATCCTCCGCCTTGACCGCCTCCGCCACCACCATCACCAGAAGTTGCAGCTGTATATCCACCACCGCCTCCGCCTCCTCCTCCTGCTGAACCTGTAGCTGGATAAAGAGAAGGAGCACTATCTCCTACTGCGAATATATCTCTCATTGCTATAATAAAAGTTAAATCTGAATTAACCATGCTTATTTTCCCCTCAGTGCCACTAGCAGCAGAAGCTGCTGAACTACTACCACCTGAAGCCCCTCCATCAGCTCCTCTAGCTCCTGCTGGACCTGTGTAAGCTTTAACTACATTTGTTTGAGATGTAGCACTACCTACACCTCCAGCTGTAACAGGTTGAGCCCCATCAGAACCTTGTCCACCTGCTCCTCCATTCCCTCCAGCAACACCACCTCTAAGACTACCTTCGGCTCCTCCAGCTCCAGAACCACTACCACCAGCACCTCCATCAAGATCAGATTCACCATTAGAACCATTATCACCAGCTGATCCATTATTTTTTATTAGACATCCTGCACCGCCTATAGTAAATGTACCTCTAACAAATATTCTATATCCATTTGCAGTTATAGTGCAATTGCCTTGCATTGTAAAATCATTATAGTACATATCTCTTGATAAAGTTAGTGTACCCGTAGAACTCAATGTAACATCTCCATCACTCCCATTACCAAATAATCTAGAAGCTGTAATAAGATAATCAATATCATTCTTTACATATACCCCATTACCATATATTTTACCATTATTAGCAAATGCAATTTGAGCATCACCACCTAGTGAAGCATTACCGCCTGAAGCTCCTGCGAAAAATTGTGGATTTGCACCAGCAGGCGAATCAGCATGACCTGCTGTAGTTATCCCTATAGTAGTAGTATCTGTTTTATAAAGAGTATTATTAGTAAAAGACCATCCTGCTATTTGATTATCATCAGTACCTGTAGTTTCACCTAAATGAAATACAGTCTGAGCACTTCCTGATGCATTTGATACTCCCTCAATACCCCAAGTATCAACATCATGGTCAATATACATTCTTACATAATTACTTGTGCCTGTTCCTGCTCCATCAGAAGAAATTCTTATTTCACTTTGTCCTGAGTCTGCATTACTCACACCTGCCCATATTGCACCGTTAGTAGCGCTATTCTTTATGTAATCACTTCCAATAGTCCAACCTCCAATTTCTCCAGCACTAGCTGTGACAGTACCTGCCATAGTACAGTCACCACTTGAATCTACGCTAAAGTTCCCTGTCTTTATCTGAAGAGCTCCATTACCAGCATCAACATCAAACTTTATATAATTAGTATCGTTATCATCACCCTTTAATAATAGATTTCCATCACTATCTGCATAAAACCCTTGATTAGTTGTAGCTGTTGTACCAGCATTAGCAAGAGAACCAGCTACTAAAGCTCCTTTAATATGAACATTACCTGTAGCATAGAGACCATACCCACTAAGCTCTGATCCTCCATTCATAGCTGAATCTGTTATACCAGCTAAATTACCTAATCTAACTTTAGTGGTACTTGTAGCATGCCAGAGTGCGTAACTACTAACACCAGACTTTATATCTATATATGGAGCATTACTATCATCTGATGTAAGATATATTATACCTTGCCTAGCCGATGTACCAGTATTCCCTATTCTTACAAAATCATCACCTTTAGAAGGGAATGTATTATTAGTAAATCCAATATCAGTTCCTCCTGGCAATCCAGTAACCGTAGCAGTAGCCCCACTTATTGCAGTTACTTTATATACTAATTTCTTAATAACATCAGTACTTCCTGCTGTTGAATTTCCTGCTACTAAAGAACCAGGGACAACCCTTTGCATCATTATTAAATCATTTACAGCGAAAGGACATATCCCATGACCACTAGGGTCTTCAAATGTAATGTCACCAACAGCATCTGTAGCAGATAATCCTGATGTACTATCAACTTTAGCTGCTGATGAAATAAATACAGAACCATTAGTTGCTCTTATTTGCTGTATCAATAGTTCGTATACACTAAGTCTGCCTCTAATAGACATATTATCAACAGTAAAATCAAACTCATTATCTGCTGTAGCATCTTTATCTATTTTCCATCCAGCTCCTGCAAATCCAGAGACAAATGAAGCAGAACCTATTTCTGCTCCTGAAAATTTTGCAGCCTCACGAACAAGAATATTATCAATCCTACCTTCATCACTAGAACTCGAAGATATAAGACGTATTATTAAATAAGTACTAGTATCATCAGCAACATAATTATGTACTAATGAATGAGTTGTACCTGCGCTTCTTGCTCCAGACTCAGCTGCTGTATTCCAAGATGTACTAGAGCTTAAACAAACTTCTACATCAGAATCAGCCCCAGCTATTACATCAAAATTAACTTCATATATTTTATTTACTACTGTAGTTATAGCTAATGAAACATATCCTTGAGCAGATGCTGTATTTGTAATTAATCCAGACCCTGAATCATGAATAAAAGTAGCATTTGAAGCTACAAATCCATCACTATCTATTGCTGTTGTACCACCATCACCATTATTACCACCAAAATCAAATACATCATCATTATCATCAAGTAAATCTGCAAAAAATGTTTCCTGAGCAGCCACTAATAGATCACTCATCTCACCAGCAGCTGTGCTAGTTCCAATTGTAGCTGTTTGGCTTATATTAACAAGACCTGCTGATGATATAGACATAGCATCTAGATCACTCGCGGAGCCTATATTACCTGCATCAGCTATAGTTATACCAGCTGAATGAATATCTCTTTGTGAAAAAGTAACTGCTCCTCCGCTAGCTATTGATATAGCATCAGTATCGCTTGCAGAACCTATATTGCCAGCATCAGGTATAGTTAAATGTCCACTCAAAGCTATATAACCATTAGATGAATTAGTAATAGTCTCATCATTCTCAAGTATTAGACCTGCAGAACCTGTTATATCTACACTTGTACTAGCTGTTATAGTTGTAAAGGCACCTGAAGTAGCTGAATTAGCACCTACTGTAGTACCATCAATAGTCCCACTATTTATATCAACAGCTCCCCCAAATGCTGCTGAAAGGTCATCACTAATAGTAAGTGCTGTAGCAAGAGCATTTATTGAACTACCAGAACCACCTGCATTAGCAGTCTTAAATATAATATCACCACCTGCCCCAGAACCTTTACCTTGACCACCTTGAAATGTTAATGATCCTCCTGCAATATTATCAGTAGTACCAGCAGTAGTATTACCTGCTGAAAAACTGACTGACGTACCTGCTGTATCATGAGCAGATACTATAGTAGAAATAACGCCAGCATCAAAATTAATAGTTCCATCTAATATAATAGCTGAGCCTGATGCGGGTTCTAGATTAATTGCAGCTCCTGAATCTAATGTTATTAGTCCCTGTGAAGCAATTTCAGCAGTACCATCTACTGTAAATAAGAGATTTGCTGCAGCTGCATCTGTATCTACTGTAGTGAAAGTTGTAGCACCATTAGCACCAACTGCTATTGATGCATAATTTGCTACTTGAGCATCATCCATAATTTTAAGTTCTGGATCATCGGTATTAAAATCGAAAACAGTAGTTGTACCATCATCCATCGTAACATTACCACCATCTGCGGATAACGCTATATCTAAAGATGCATTTAATGTTAACCCAGTTGACACAATTTCTAAATCTGCATCATTTGTAATAGTGTCTGCTGTTAATACTAACCCATCTATTGTAAAATCAGTTGTAGCGTCTATTGTCGTACCTGTAATTGCACGGGCGGTATCAGCACCAAGTATACCATCAACATTAGTACCAATTAAATCTGTAGCAGTAATTGATGTAGCTGCGGATACAGTACCTAAGTCTGCAATAGTAGTACCATTAAATGTAGAGTTCTTACCAAAAACAATCTGTTCACTACTATCTGTAGTAATAAACTTTATATATGAATTAGTACTTTCAGTTATATTTAAAGCATCTGCAAGATTATCAGTTAATGTAATCTTATTTTTTGTAGTAGCACCTCCAAATTGAATATCTAAACCAACAGTTGCATCATCAACACTTAAACTATCAGCATTTATATCTCCAACATTTGTAAGATTCCCATCACTAAAACTTGTAGTACTTAACGTAGTAATTTGACTAGATTGATCAGCATCTACAGCAATAACAGAACTAGAAGCTGTTAATCCAGCTCCAGCAAATAGTGTTGCTACATCAGCTAAAGCTTCTTTCTTTACAGCGCTACTAGCTGTCGCATCTATAAATAAAATACTATCCCCATCGGCTATAGGACCACCGACTAAAGAAGAAAAATCTAAATCTAGTTCTCCACTAGCTATATTCTGTGTTATAAATGAAGTACTACTAATTGTACTCCTTGTTTTTTTATCAATAGTAGGAGGTATTGAACTTGGGTAAGATTTTGAAGAATATAATTGATTATTATACCTCGTATATGTAATCATTCCTGTTCCAGGAATATATCTTCTTTCGGTTTCTCCTTCTTTTATTTCTTTTACAACAGGTACGCCTGTCTTTATCCTAGCCATTATTTTATATTCTTTAATCTATATACTATAGATATATCATTTATCTCGAAGTCTGCAGCGGCTGTGCCGTCAAATATTAATTGAAAACTATATACGTTATTAATAGACGATACAGGCTTTAGTTCACCAAGGACCCAATCATCAGTACCAACATCTAATAAAGGTGTTGTATCAGAATTACTACCATCAGAACTGCCATCAGCCTGAGTTCTATAAAAAGGTGCTACTGTATCAGTATCTCCATTAATAGCATACTGAAGAGTAACAGCAGTACCATCTCCTTTATATGATACATAAGCTTTATATATTTTCTTTCTTACGCCAGGTTGTCCAAAATCTATATCTTTAGTCTTTAATGAGAACCCTGTAGCTTGTACAGAAGTGTCACTCCATTTTTTAATATAGTTTATTGATGAATGTATAAGATCACCACTCCAATCATTTGTAAGATTAGACTTAACAGCGTCTGCAAATACATTAGCCCCCTTCACCCAACTGCCTGTAACCATATCATATATAAATACACTACCATCTCCAGCTGTTGATACATCATCTACAACTATTAATTGCCTTTTTCTTGGGAAATATCCTATCATAGGATTAAAACAGAATGACTCCCAATCACTTTCTTTAATCTTTTGAACACCTTGCCTCTCAAGTAAATCAGTAACATTCTTGCCATCATACAGGAAACATCCATGTTCATTAGCCCATGCTACTCCATAGTCTGTTTTACATACAGCTGCTGGATTATTAACACCTTTATATTTATGAGTGCTTTCAAGTATTTCAACTTGCTGAGATACATTTATTATATAAAGAGTATTCTGTTTAAACTGTAATATCTTATCAGCAAACTCTGCTAATGCTGTTATTTCTTCACCATCATTTACAGCAGCTTCTATCTTATTATAAGACGCAAATACATCGAATTGGTTTACAATAGACTTATACATAGAATCAGCTTCTACTTTTATACTACCATTACGCCACGCAAACACCTGCACATTACCAACATAAACTGTTCTTCCTACTACAACAGAATGCTTAAACTTTAAATCTATCCTATGCTCATCTTCTGCATTCATTGGAAGCTTTTCTATAAGCACTGGAGTGGGGAATCTATAACCTAAATGATATTTACCAGGATTTATCTGAGAATATTCAGCCATTACAGTTCCTTATATATTCTTTTTATCTTATCGAGTCCCATATACTGATGTTTATGTTTAACAAGTATTATCTCTTTTTCCCAAAGATTACCATATACATTATTATATTTAATATATTCATCATCTTTAAGGTTTTCAGTACTATAAACATACCGTTTGACTAATTCATTTCTATTATCATAAAGAATATCACCATTCATCCTGCGTATAACATTAGTCATTTGATCTATTTGTGCATCTATAGGCTTACCATCATCTTCAAACTGATTGTAGAATAGATATAATATATCTTCCCAGTTATGTTTCTCATTTTTATTATCATATATAGCTATATCATAATCCTTAAAATTTGATTCATTCCTTGCATAACTGCCTGTAATATAAAAATCAAATCTATTTTCATATTTAGACTTGCATAAATATACTATTTGATTAACTACTTCCACCGCCTTCACTTCCATATCCACCTGAAGTATCTAGATCAGGAGTTGATATACCAGATTCGGTTATATCAACTTGATTCTCAAGGCTCTTCATAGAATTATAATTCTCATCAAGAAGTTCTACTGTAAATTTATGTAAACCAGTAGCTGGATTGATAACATCAAATTCTATAGCTTGACCAGAAGTGCTACTTAAACTTACATTCTTATACAGAGGGCTTATTTCAAAGCCTGTAAGCCTTAAAATACCAACTCTGTTATCACCTTTAGATTCATTAAGAGTTAATGTAATTGTGCATTTATTATCTTCAGCAGGTCCATCAAAAGATTCAGTAGCTGTCGGACCTGAGCTCCATGCTAAAGCATCTGCAGTGCTTGTTGTTTTCCAAAAACCTTTTTTACTATCAGCAGCTGAATCATACTCTAACCATCCATGTTCTCCTCCTTGAAGAAAATCAAACTTTTGCAATAGATACCATTCATCAGAAGTAAAAGCTTTTGAATAAAGATTTAATCCAATAATTCTATCATCTTTTAATGGATGTGAAGCTATAGTGCTGCTGGTGTTATCTGGATGCCCAACGTATAATTGTATATTTAATATCTCATCATTTAATTGTATAGGATCGGAACCTATTTTAGTTAAAGGCCCTTCTTGATCTCCTAAATATACTGGAGTTAATCCTAAGAAATAACTTCCACTCCAAAAACCATCTTCACCTTTCCAATAAGCAACATGAACTTTACGAGAATCAGTATCGCTAGTAATAGGTGATGCTGATGATGCATCATGTAATTCAACTGTAATATTTAATTCATCTAATGATCTTAAATGCTGCACTTCATTGTACCATTTATCAGTAACATATTCAGGAACACCAGCGGCTGTTTGGAAGAACTTATTCTTTAAGTATCCATACCATTGATTCATATTAACAATATATACAATAGTGTTATCATTATGCTGTACAGCTTTTGTGCCAAACATCCCTCTTCTAGCTGTTAAATCATGTGTTGATATAGCTGATATATAAACTATTTCATCCTCTATCTGAAGATAATTACCAACTGCAAAATGAGTTCCATTATCAACAGTTAGTGTAGTGTCAGTAGATAAGAAATGACTACCATCATTTATTAATGAACCAGATGCATATTTAGAAAATTCACCTGTAGAGACTCTCATAGCCCCATCTATAGATATAAAACTTGGTCTTGCAGCTCCTGATGTTGTCTTGCCTATAAAATTAATAACACCATTATTACTACTATCTTTATCGTCATCCCAATCATCTGTTGATAAACTATATATCCATACCTGAGCATCTGAATCATCATATAATGCAAGATAATTATCTCCAGTTTCAGCTTCAGAATCACCAGCATCTTCAGCTCCTGTTCTATCATGATCAAATTGGAATAACCCAGAGCCAACAACTTGACCAACTGCACTTGCTCCTGTATTATCTAATTGTTCATCAGCTGATCCATGAGCTACTACAGAACCAATAGTCCTAATCTTACCTATCTGATCAACCATAATATCAGTTACTACAGGCAATTCATTCTCAAGGACATCTCTAGGGTCTGAACTAGAGTTTAACCCTCCATGGAAGTTCTCTATTTTAAATACTTGTTTAGGCATTAGACTCTTCGTGCTCTATATCGTCTAATATAAGGTTCTGAGCGTGTTCTGGCAGCTCACATATAGGACAATCACTATCT